TCATGCGCGCACCCCGCCGGTCTGCTTGAGGAAGTTGGCCAGCATCTCGTGGCCCTGTTCGGAGAGGATCGACTCGGGGTGGAACTGCACGCCTTCGACGTTCAGCGTCCTGTGGCGCAGGCCCATGATCTCGTCGACCGAGCCGTCTTCCAGCGCCGTCCAGGCGGTGATTTCCAGGCAGGCGGGCAGTGTCTCGCGCTTCACCACCAGGGAGTGGTAGCGGGTCTGGGTCAACGGATTGTTCAGGCCGGCGAAGACGCCCAGGTCCTTGTGGAACACCGGGCTGACCTTGCCGTGCATGACCTGGCGCGCCCGCACCACGTCACCGCCGAAGGCCTGGCCGATCGACTGGTGGCCCAGGCACACGCCCAGCAGCGGCAACTTGCCAGCAAAGCGCTCGATGACCTCCAGAGACACGCCCGCCTCGTTCGGCGTGCACGGGCCGGGGGACAGGACGATGCGTTCGGGATTGAGCGCGGCGATCTCCTCGACGCTCAGCTCGTCATTGCGAATGACGTGGATGTCGGCCTTCAACTCGGCGAAGTACTGCACCAGGTTGTAGGTGAAGGAGTCGTAGTTATCGATCATCAGCAGCATGTCTGCTCGAACCTCATGATTGCACTGCTTTCGGATCGCGCCATCGTCGACACCCGTTGCGGCCTCGCAGGCTGCGCGAATCTGGCGATTATGCCAGCGGATGGGAGAAATGGACGCGTAAGAAGAGACCGGCGCTATGCCGGGAAAGAAGGAATCAGGCGCGCCAGCGCCAACGGGCGAATGCCTTGAGGAGGGAGGTGATGATGCGGGTGCTGTGGATCACGGTTGCGGTCTCGCCTAGCGATGGCCGAACAGTAGCCCAAGGCCGGGCGCCAGCGCAATACGCGCGGCGCCCCGGCCGACGAAGGTAGGAAGCTTCAGCGGCACGCATCGAGCGCGGCACGCAGACGGGTTTCGTAGGCGAGGTGCTGCTGCCGCTCGGCCAGCAGCGCGCGGACCTTGGTTTGCAGATCGTCCGAAGGGCGCAGGTCAGCGGTGGCGAAGCGAGGAATTTCGACTGTCGGCGCCTGGCACGGCACCGGGAGGGGGATGCGCACTTGCGCGGGGGTTGGCTGCGTAGTGGCACAACCGGCCAGCAGCAGCGCGAGGATCAGCGCCGGCAGTTTCATGGCAACAGCTCCCGGTCGATCAACTGACGGACCACGGCGCACTCCTCGCCCTCGCTGCGCTCCAGCAGCAGCCGGCGGGCAGCGGCCTCATGGCTCTGCGCCTGCTCGCGGGCCAGGGCGAGCGCGCGCTCAGCGGATTCCGCACGCTGGCGGGCAGCCTGTTCCAGCGCCTCGACCTGGGCGTTCTGCAGCGCCAGCCCCGAGTCCAGGGCTTTGCCGGCGTCGCTGCAGCGCGCCTGCTCCAGGCGCACGGTCTGGAGCTGCCCTTCATAGAAGCGCGCCGCCAACCAGGCGCCGCCTATTCCCCCGAGCAGAACCCCGCCCACGCCCAGCGCCAGCCAGAAGCGACTCATCCCAGCACCTCCTGCGCGCGGCGCCAGATCTGCACCCGCGCCTCCAGGCCATTCAAACCGCCGTTGATGCGCCGGGTGATGTCCTCGAAGCGCTGCGCATCGGCCAAGGCGTTGAGCCCGTTGCGTTGCCACCACCAGGCCGCCGAGCGGCAAGCCCAGCGCGGCTCCGCCAGCAACTGCGGGCGGGCAACGAAGGGCTGCTCGAGCCCCTCGCCCACCGACCGATAGTTGCTGCGCCCGGTGACCTGCAGCAGCCCGCGCCCCCGAAAGCGCCAGCCATCGCCCGACGCTTCATCGCCATTGCCGTTGCGTCCGGCATAGACGAGGTTGGCAATGCGCTCCGGCTGGTACGCCACCTCCCGCGCCAGTGCCGTGGGCGAGCCGTCGGCGCTGCGAAAGCGCCGGGGCCAGACCGCGGCCAGGCGCTGGGCGCTGTAGGTCAGGCTTTCCACGCAGCGGGTCAGCTGCGCACTTTCGTGCCCGACCTGGGCGAGGAAGGCAGCGACGCGCGGGGAGGTGTCGATGTCGAAGTCGCACATCGCCCTCTCCAGCACCGGCAGAAAAACGCCCGCGACGGGGCGGGCGTTGGGCAGGATCAGCAGTAGCTGGTGTTCGTCGATGAGCATGTCAGCCGCCCTCCCCCGCCAGCGCCTTGCCATCGTTACCGCCATTGCACAGCACGCGGGTGGTCCAGCCATTCGCGTCGTAGTGCTGGGTAACGGTGTCGACCAGGTAAATGCCATCGACCCCTGCCTTGAAGCCGCTCAGCTCAACCCGGCACTCGGCGAACAGATCGGTGCGGCCGGGCAGCCCCAGGCGTACGCCAGCGGTCTGTCGGTTGAAGTCCGCCAGGCGCGACCGGGCCAACTGGTGTGCCGCCGCTTCGTTGGCCTGGACATGGCGCTCGATGTACTCCGCCTGCACCGTCTTCGGCGCGTTCGGATTGGCTAGCTTGACGGTGCGCAAGGCTCCGTCGGGCCCCTGGTAGGGCACGCTCACCTGCGCGACTACCTTGCGATCATCCAGGGTGAAGCTGAAGGAGCTGACGTCCCCACGCCTGAGCAGCACCGAGTCCAGCGGCTGCCCCGACGCGCTGCGGCCAGCCTGGCGCGGCATGACCAGCAGCTTCAGGTCGGCGATCTTCGCCGTGCAGTCGTATTGCCGGGCCAGGCGGGTGATGAAGTGATAGTCGGACTCGTTGATCTGGTCCGCGCGGACGATCCGCGTCTGCACCTCGCACTGGGCCTGCCAGCCATTGCGGCCCGCGATGCGCTCGACGATCTGCGCCAGTGTCACGTTCTCCCAACTGTCGCTGCGGATGGATTTCGCCACGTTGCGCGCGTCCGCAGACTTGGCCTTGATCACCAGCGTATCCGGCGCGCCGCTGAAGGTGATCGTATCGACCTTGTAGCGGCCCATCGGCGCCACGCCCGTTTCCTCGTAGCCCAGGTACAGCGCCAGCTCCGCGCCGCGCCGGGGCAACACCACGGTGCCTGCGCGGTCGTCGAGGGTGAGCGACAGCGTGTCCGACTCCAGGCCGTGCTTATCCAGCACTTCCAACTCGAGCACGCGGTCGTTGACCTGTGCCGTGATGTCGCGCCCATCGGCGACGATGCGAAAGACCGGTTTCATGGGGCCCCCGAGTAAAAAGGCCCCGCTTTTGCGGGGCCTGGTTGGAACACACGGATCAATCCCACAGGCGCACCTGCGGATGGTCCGGAGCCGGCAAATCGGGCATACGGATCAGCACGCCGGCGCGTAACGGTTGCGGCTCGTCAGCCAGGCCCGGATTGGCATCGAGCACCGCTTCCACGCACCCCTTGAGATGGCCGTAGCGCTGATAGCAGAGCTGGTCCAGCACGTCGCCATTACTGCTGCGATAGATCGTCGTCGCCATAGCGATTGAACTCCAGGTCGAGGGCTTGCTTGCGCGGGGCCCCATTGGTGAGCAGAGCACTCTGCGTCTCGGTCACCTTGGTCAGGCACCAGGTCCCCAGGGGGTCCCCATAGCCGCTGATCAGGCTCACCGGTTTGCCGCTCAAGGCGATTTCGCGCAGCTGGTTCGGAATCTTCCATCCCACGCGCTTACCCGATACCCGCGACAGGGCCGGCATGAGCGTCGCCTTCAGATTTAGCGTTTCCGAGCCGACGCCGACGTATTGCAGGGCGCCCCGACGGCCCAGCCGCGGCTGCTCCTTCCAGGTGAGCTGGCTCGTGCGAGTCGCTGATTCGAAAGGCACCGTGTCGATGTTGAAGAAGAACTGCGTCTGCGAGTCCAGCACGGTCATGATCAGCAGGTGCTGCTGTGGAATGGCGCACATGAAATCACCGGGCGTCAGCTGGGGCGTCAGGACCGAACTGGGCAGTATCGAACCCAGCGATTCACCGACCTTGCCGACCACCTTGTCCACCGCCTTTCGCGCTCGGTCGACCTGCTCGCCCAGCGCCTGCACGCGCTCATCGATGCCCTTCAGGGCCCGCGCTGCGCTGTTGTAGGTGTTGACCACCTTGTTGACCTTGATCTGCGCGCGCTCGATGCCCTGCATCGAGCGCTGCACCTTGCCCGCCATGTCCGGCGAGACGCCGGGCAAACCCTCCAGCTCAGCCGCCGCGCCACGGATGTCGCTGACGGCGCCGTTCACCGGCGCGATCACCTCGTCCAGGTCGCGACGGCCATTTTCGGCCGCCCGGGCCAGCTGCGACAGGCCGTTCTGCATCTGTTCCCAATACGCCATAACGCCTCCTTACACCACGACCATGTCGAACAGCGCATCGCGTTGCCGATCCTGGGAGAAATCCGCCAGCATCCGCCGCAGGCGCGGCAGCAACTCGCTGGCCAACTGCTCGGGGTCGCTGACGTTGCCGGCCACGTTGATGCTGATCTGGGGGGAAAACGTCCAGGTTTCGGACGTCGGCGCCAGCGGAGCGGCCGATGCAGATGCGCTGGGAGAAGGCCGCGACGCGTCCGTGACGCCCGCATCGGGCGAAACGGCATTGCCGAGGTCGAATGCCCTCGCCGAGGACGAATCACCTTCGTCCGAATCGTTGCTGAACGTTCGATACAGCCCGTCCCCCAGCGACTTTCCGACCTCACCACCACCCCAGGCGCCCAGAGCCCCGCCCACCAGCCCGCCAACGATGGCGCCCGCGGCCGTTCCGACGATCGGGACCAAGGATCCAACGGCCGCGCCGGCCCAGACTCCCGCCTCAGCCCCGGCAAGCCCCCCGACCAGAGAGCCCGCCGCATCGCCGTAGCCCTTGGCTTTTTCCTGGGCCGAGCCATTACCGGTGTAGGTTTCGTAGGCCGTGAGGGCAGGCCCGACGGCTACGAGTGCCCCCCGGCCAATCGCACGGCCAACGCCGCTGCGCATCACGCTGCTCAGCCACTCGCCGACGCTCCGTAGCCCACGACCTGCTGCACTCCATGTGGAGCCAATATATGCACCGGCTTTTTGACTGGCTGCCCCCGTCCAATGGGAGACACCTTGCCAGGCATCCTTCGCCAGGCCACCCAGGGCAGCAGCGCGCGATCCGGCCCCCTGACGAACACCAGTCACGACGTTGCCCGCCCAGGTACCGGCGCGGCTGCTCCAATTGACGGTCCGCTGCCAGACGGCGCCGGCCATGCTGCCCGCGGCCTGGTATGCCCGCCCCGCGCCCTGCCGGATCGCCGAGCCAACACCCGAAGCGATATCCGCACCGCGTCCCAGAGCGCGACCGCCCCACGACTTCGTCGCGCCGAAGACATCCTTCACGTCCTTGTACACGCCGCGAACATCACTCAGGGCCTTCAATCCCCCTGCCACCGCGATCAGCGCAGTCAGGCCGGCGGTCAGGCCGGGGTTTTCCTCGACCACCGTGGTGGCCTGGACGAGCTTCTGCGTGACAGGCCCGACCATCGGGCGGTACACATCCTGATTGGCGTCGCTGACGCTGCGCCATAACTGTTGCCAGGCACTCTCAAGCGACTCGCTCTGCCCCTGGCGGGTGGCCATGCGCGTCGTCGCGTCATCCTGCAGCCGGCGCCGGCCATCCATCTGTGCGCCTTCGACCAGCTGCTGTTGTACCCACTCGCGATTGCCTTTCGCATCCGACGGATCGCGCTCGTCCAACTGTCGCGACAGGCGACGGGCAAGCAACTCGACCGCCCCTTCACCCTGGTCGTGGCGCTGCGCCAGCGAGGCGTACTGCGCCCGCATATCGCCCACGCTGGTCACGCCGCCGATCTCGTGGAGGCGTTGGGTCAATTCGGCGGTACGCTCCAGCGGCACACCTTGCCCGTAGGAGAACGTCGCCGCATCCGGAAGAAAGGCCAGGGAGGTTTGAAGGTCCATCCCCTGGTTCATCATCAGCCGGATCAGGTCGAGCACATCGTCACTCGACAGCCCGCTGTCATTGGCAACCTGCCGCACGTTGCGCGCGAGATCACGCTCGCTCTGCTCCGCGGACAGCCCACCGCGCGCCGTCAGCTCTTGCACCTTTCCATTGAACTGCAGGCTGCGGAACATCGTGCCGACAACGCTACTGGAAGGCAGCGCGGATTCACCGCGTTGCCACCCGCCCTGGCGCGCGGGCGTATCGCCGCGCATGGCCGCCGGACTCCCCAGCAGCCCGATGATTCGTTGCAGGCCGGTACGCACCTCGCCGGCGCCCCGCTCCAACACCTGCAGCTGCCGGCCAAGGGTGTCGCGGATAAGCCGCGACTCATCGCGCAGGCCCTCCAGCGCGACGCTCCAGGTGCCGAGAAACTCCAGGCCGCGCATGCGCGCCGTCGCATCGGCGAGCGCGTGCCCGAGGGACGTGTCGAGCACTCCACCCACGGTCGGCACCCTCTCAGTAGATTCATTCATCGTTCATCACTCGCCCCTCTGACGAAAAAAGGGGCGCCGGTCATCCAGCGCCCCTTTCCAGGGCAAACCAGCCCGCCTAGTCCCCCAGCCACCAACGCAGGTCGCTCAAGGTCATGCGCTCCAGTTCGCCGGCCGTGAAGCCCGACTCAGTCGCCAGCCGCCGCGCCAGCTGGCGCATCAGCGCGAAGCTCATCCGCGTCCTCTCGCACCAGGCGAAAGTAGGCGTGCTGCAGGCGCTGGTAGTCGCTGAGCTTCAAGCCCTCCAGATCCTGACGGCTGACCTGCACCAACGAGGCAAACAGTTGCAGCTCACGCTCCTCGTCATCGCTGGCGACCTTGCTGGCCAGGCGGATATCACGCACCGTCGGCGCGCGCAGGGTGAGGGCGTCGACCTCGACGCCGTTGCAGGAGGTCGGGCGGGACAGCTTCACCACGGCCGCGTCCTCGGAGAGGCTCAGCCACGCGGGCTGTTTGACGGAGTCTTGCATCAGGGTTCTCCTCAGGCGCCCAGGTCAGCGCGCAGCGCGGCGAGCTGATCGACGCCGTTGATCTTGCGCACGGAATTGACCGGGTCGATCTCGAACATCTCGCGACCTTCGATTTCCAGCTTGTAGTAGGTGACCGCAACGCTGTAAGTGCAGGCGGCCAGCTCATTGGCCTTCCACTCGCCCGGATCGACTTCCTTGAGCAGGCCACGCACGGTGGCGACCACCGGCACGGTGCCGCCCTTCTGGGTCTTGAAGGAGCCGCGGAAGGTGCCGTTGAAGGAACCCTGGTCACTCAGGCCGAAGAACTTCATGGCCTCACGGCGCGCGCCGTTGGTGGTGAACTTGGCTTCCATGGCCTCCAGGCCCATGTCGAGCAGGATCGGCGCGTCCATGCCGCCGGCGCGGTACTCCTGGGTCTTCACCTTGAGGGCAGGCAGGGTCAGGGAGGGCACGTCACCGGCAAAGCTGACGCCGTCGACGAACAGGTTGGTGTTGGTGAGGATCTGCGGAATCATCTGGGGTTCTCCTTAAGCTGCGTCCAGGACTTCGGTGAGCCACTGATCGGTCACCTCGACGCGGAAGTTGGGGTTCTCGGCCGGCGGTACGTCGGTGAAGCGGATGTTCCAGTACACCTTGCCCTGGGCCAGTTGGCTGGCGGTGTTGAGGTCCGGGTCGGCGTAGACCTCGAAGTCGATCACCGCGCCCTGGTTCTTCAGGTCGCGCATGAAGGCCTGCAGGCCCTCGGTGACGTCCTTCACGTAGGTCTTGGTGATGCCGCGGTCGACCGCCCACTTGTGCCCGGCGAGGATCGCGTCCATCACCATGTCCATGGTCCGCACGCGGGTCACGAAGGCCCACTTGGCGTCGCTGGAGAGGGTACGGTTGCCCCACAGGCGATAGCCGTCGTCGCGGATGATGGTGGTGATATTGGCGTTGTTGAGCAGGTTGGCGCGGCAGGTCTCGTCGCCGTCGAGGAACTCGATGGGGCGGCCGGTACCGGTGATGCCGAGCAGTTCCTTGTTCGACGGCGAGGACCAGAAGCCGTATTGGCTGTCGGTCCAGGCGAACAGCGCGGCGGCGTTGGCCGAGGCCGGCGCGTTGACGGTGGCGCTGCTGGCGGTGTCCCAGTACTGCACCCCCGGATCGACCAGGTAGATGCGCTTGCTGCCGAACTCGCCGGCATAGGCGATGGCCGCCTCGTCGGTGGTGTTCGGGCCGTCGACGATGGCGATGGCCCGCAGTTTCTCGGCCAGTGCGCCCATGGCGGTGGCGACCGCCTGGGTGGCGGAATGCTTCGGCGCGATCAGCAGGCGCGGCTGGGCGTTGAAGCGCGACTTGCCATCGAGCAGCGCCTGCAGGCCGGTCCGCTGGCCGGCTTCGGTGACGGTGCCGATGATCGCGGAGGTCAGTTGCGCCGCATCCTCGACCTTGGCCACGCCCACCGCCACGACCACCGCGGCGGACTGAGTGAAGATGGCGGTGCAGGACTTGTAGATTGCCGACGCGGTGCCAAAGGCGGCAGCCGCTTCGCGCAGGCTGGTGAGCAGCACCGGCACATCGGCCTGCGCGGTCAGCTTGGCCTCGGGGGTGAAGGTATCCACCAGGCCGATGATCGAGGACGACGGCAATGCAATGGTGCGCGCACCGACGTCGACATTGGTCACGGTGACGCCGTGAAAGAAGCTCATAGGTTTTCTCCAGACATAAAAAAACCGCCGGGAGGCGGTTGGGTGTTGGCTCGTGCCACATGGGGCAACGGGCGGGGTTGCGCTTGTTGAATCAGGCGGGCCAGCCTTCATCGAGCATGGACTCGGTATAGGTACCTGCATCTAGGTGGGCCAGTAGCTCGGCCTCACGATCGAAACAGGCCTGTATATGAGCGCGTACACCACTCGCGATCGCGAGAATTTGCTCCGCATTTAGTTCAATAAAGCCTTCTAGCGTCTTCCAGTTGCAGCAGTAGCTGTTGTCCAACATAGCCGCATGGACCACATTACTCATCAATGCTTGGCTATCACGCGATGTCGCGTACAT